CTCTTCCGATCTGTCGTTCTGATGAAAAAGAAAAGGGTGTTTCCGTTTTGCTTTTTTGGGGTGGTTTGGGGGTTTGGGTTTGGTTGCGTTGTTGGATTCGAGTCGCAGTTTTCTTGTTGACGTATATGGCTCCGCGTCTTGCGTTGCAACTGGCGCATGATCCGACGATGTTGGTTCTGTCGTATGGGTCTACGCCTTGGTCTAGTTCAACTGCGTGGTCGGCTTGTGTGCTTGGGGCTCGCCTGCACCAGTGGCAGACGGGTTCGTCTTGGATGACTTGGGCCCGTAGTTCTTTCCATCGTTTGGTTCCGTAGACAGGGTTGCCGCTCATGTTGAGAGCATAGGTCAAGGTCAAGGGATACTGACGCCCAAGCGGAAGGGCACCGCTCGGTTGTCCTCATCGTGCCGGGTGTAAGTGTGTGGTTTGTGTCCCCCACTATTTGGCGATGTCTCGCTCTGGAAGCCTGTCTAGTTTTGTTCGGTGGATAACCAGTCGCCTTTGCGTTAGGGAACGCTGATCGCTCACTATGCGTGAGCGTCTACCCTCGTTGCCGAGTGTTCCCAGAGCAGGGGTCAGATTCCTGCAAGGGCTAGTGAACGCCTCTGTGCGCTCTGATGGTGTGGGTTGTGATGCTGGCTCATGCTGTGTCTACACACAAGCCAGCAGGATGGGACGCTACACGCGCCCTAGGTCATAGATCAATGAGGGTCAGGGCTGAACTTTTCTAGCCACGACAACTTGACCCATTCGCCGTTCAAACATTGTTCAGCGAACATGATGTCGGCGGTCTTGTAGAACTGTCCGTTGATCGTCAAATATTCAACCTCACGGTTTGATATAGCGACCGCAAACACTGGGTGCGTGAAGTAGCAGTCGTTGCCTTGCGTCCTGATGCGGATCGGGTTGGTGGGTTGGATGTATTCAGTCATTAGGTTTCCTTGCTAGTCGGTCGCTTATCTTTTCTAGGTCTTTGGGCCGCCAGACGTGGACTTCCTCGCCTGAGTCCTCCAGTGCGTTGATCCAGTCCCATTGCAAATTACTGACGACACCTTTGGCACCTTTTAATTCGACAAAAATGGTGCCTCGAAATGGGTGGGTCATGACTAGGTCTGGGAAGCCTTGGTTGCCTGTGTTTGGTGTGATCCATTTGCCCGGTCGCACTAAAGCTGGGTGGGTGTGCATGACGCGCCAGCCATGCAACTTGGCGAGCGTGATGACCGCCTTTTGGAAGTCTGCCTCCAATACTTCAGCCATTGTGCATAAGCCTGTCAATAAGTTCTGAGGCTTCACGCTTAGTAGCGGGCACTGCGCCTTCCCAATTCTTGGCCCGTAACATCGCCAGTTGTTTCATAGTGGGTCCGTCACTGTTGGTGGATGTTGTCGGGCCAGTCGCGGACAGTTCCCCACCTTGACGGTAGACCTTGACAACTTCCTCCAGTGACGCCCGTTTCTTGCCTCCCTGATACTGATAGTTCGCTAATGCGCGTCCGACTGCGGAAGTCTCACAGTTCTCAAGCGCGCTCGTTTTGTTGACCATGGATGAGCCGCGCACTTCCTCCGCAAACCCTGAGGTAGTCGGGACAGCATCTGTGATCTCGGCGTACAGTTCTGCTTTCATCACGATTCGAGTGCCGTCATCCACAACCAGTTCGGTCACGATGCGACCGCGTGGGCAGTCCTTCCAAAACAGTGGGAGTCGTTCGTCTACTGATGCGTAGTCGGCTGGGTTAAAACTCATGTCGGGTCCTTTTCTTGTATTTTTACGAGGTTCTGATAATGCTCTTTTTTGTAGCATTTAAAGCAGTAAACCGCCCAAGTCGACGGCGAGTAATGAAAGATGTTTGGGCCTTCAATCCATGTTTGGCACCCGGTACAAGTCCCGCGGATCGGCTTGCCTGCCATCACGAACCTAGGTTTCGGTCAAAAGCGCGCCGCTGTTCGGGCGTCATCCTTAACCAGTTCATCAAGTCGTTCAGTCTTGCGATGTCATTTTTGTCTAGTCCTTCCAAACCGTTTTTGTAGCCACACTCCAAACAGACGCCACCAAGTTTTTCTTTCCAGCGTAGGTCGTGGTAACCCATTTGGATATCGCATTTGACGCAAGTTGCGGGTGTGTTGATGTCAGTCATTGGTGACACCTGCACCGTCTACTGGATCGTTTAACAACTGGTAGAACGAATCAAGGTCGGGCAAGTTCGGCAGCCGTTTGTAGAGCTGGTCTGCCAGTTCCATCGCGCAGGATCGCCAACGATTCCGCGACGTCTGCATCAACTGAAAACGCAAAGTCCATTCGTCAACGTATGTTTGCAACATCTCTTTTTCGGTTCGTAGAAACGCGACGGTGCGTTCCATTTCTCGAATCTCTGCAATAGCGGCTTCGGGTTCCATCGGGGCTCCTATTTGATTTGTCGGTATTTGCCGTCACGGTACACCAGCGGTGTGGCTGGGATCGTGTCGGATTGTAATTGTCTGCGTTCTTTCCATGTGAGACCGCCCCATATGCCGTAGCACTCCAACTGTGTTGTCGAATACTTCAGGGACTCGGCGAGACATTCGGGACGGACTACACAGGTCGCGCAGACTGCTTTGGCTTCAGCAATTCGGGCTTTGCTGAATCGTTCACCCGGTTCAAAGATGAACAAGTTGAGGTCCATGCCTTTGCAGGCGGCGTGGTCCCACCAGCGAGTCAGCACAAAGACCAAGGTTTCCATCCGCAACCTCCACCTTCAACGATGTCGGAATAAAGCAGATAGGCAAAACGAAGGTTCAGGGTCGGGTCGGACATGGATTCTTCCATAGGCATATTGAACAGTTGCTCAACATATTTACGGTGAATCTGGTTGATTTGGGCAACACCGTGATCGTGGCCGTTAAACGACGGATGGGTGTAACTGACGTTCTGACAGCGGGTTTCTTTCCAAAGTAGGCGACCCAACTTTTCAAGTGTTTCAGGGTTGTTGGGCCAGCCGACCGATATCGCGGTTGGGAACCATTCTTGACAGTGAACCTCGGGTGGCAATGCCACGACGGTAGTTGACGGTTGGGTTGTTGTTGTGGTAGTGACCGCCGTGGTGGTCGTTGTTTCTGTGAGAGCCTCAGCGCGATCCTCAAGTTGTTGAGGTGTCAACATAGAGAGCGTGACCGTTGAGGGCACAGACGGCGTTTTAATAGGGTCTGCGTCGCCCTGTACGCCTGTGATCGCCCACAAAGCACACAGGGAATAGGTTGCGATGCTGATAATGGCTAGTCGTTTAAGGTTCATTTGGTCTCCAAAAGTTTGCGGGCAAGAACCATTCCTGCCTCGGTAATTTCGCACGTCATACGGTCCTCCCCTGTAAGTGGTGAGATCCCTGTGCCTGTCGCTTCAATAAGTCCTAAGGCTCTCAAGTCGGAGCATCGTTTCCACCAGCAACATCCAGCCTTGGCTAGTAAGCCTGATTCATCAGCTGCTTGATCGTCAGTCAATTTGAAACGATCAAACGCCATCAAGTAAATGACGAGCAGTTGGGCCATCTGTGAGTTGGCTCGAATCTTGACGGATTTCGCTCCAGCCTTTGAAGTTGGCGGATCATCCGTTCGGGATTGGTGACTCTCTGGAATATAGAGATCGTCAAATAAAGATAGTTGCATTGCTTTCCTCCTGCGGTCGGGGTCCACCTATTGGTGGACGCACTTGGTTGCCAGTCATTTGACCGACTCCCAAACCGATTGTCAAGGACCTAGGCGAATATCTTGGCGAAAGCCTTTTCTACAGCGGTCACAGAATCTGCCATATTTGGTGCTATCTCGACATGAGTCCAGTCGCCACCGGGTGTGCCAGCGTTCTTTTGTGGGGTCCAAGCCTTAAACGCATCACGGTCGCATCGATAGCCACCGCCAAACTTAGTCAGGTTTGGGATTGGGCAACCTACTCCGTCGTAGCAATGAATTTCCTCTATGCCCAAAATGTCGCGGTGAGCAAACAGGAATTCGACCATCGCTTTACGAGCGTCGGCGTTCTGTTTGGCGGTGCCTTTACCTTTGAGGTCCACGGCCCTCCACGTCGCGTGGACGCTGAGGTTGGCTGATCCGCGCATTGGTCGGTTGGCGTAGATGCCAAGCGATTTCATGCCAAACAAATATTCCATGAATTCGACAAACCGTTTCGTGCCGGGTCGTTCGGTCGGATGGTTGCCGTCGGTGTTGCCTGTGTACGGTCTAGATGTCATTGTCTTTGTCCTTGTCCTTGAGTCCATTACTTGCTAATAGCCCCGTCAAAGCACCAGCCAAAACGAGTAGAACGCTTGAGAGGGTCTCCCACGACTTCGAGTCATTGGGTGACACTTCGAGAGGCTGTACGACGAATGTGAGCGAGTACAAGATCATCCCGACTGACATGATGAAGGTGAGCGACAGCGCGAGTCCGACCATGAGGACGAGGCGCGCTTTGATCTCTGAGTTAGTAAGTCGTTTTCTCATGGTGTGGTGGCTCCGTTGGAAGTGTCGCATCGTGGCGCTTCAGGTTGGGTTACACAGTTGCCTCGAACGCGGTCAGTGCATGAGGTGATCACGAAAGTCATCGCAATAATGAGAGCTGCAGCGACGAGCAGGCTTTTCATGGTGTATCTGGGAAGTCGGCTTCGGGTCCTGCTGTCCATGTGGCTGGGAAGTCTCGCAAGGCTTGGCGGTAGGTCGCCCATGCTTCACGGTCTACGGGTG